ATGCTATTTCGACAAGCAAACTCGTGAGTGGGTTGACTTGCGGATAGTTTCTCGCTTCAGTCGGTTGTGGTACTCGGTTAATATGCAGGATTGCGCTGTCCGCAGTATTGAACACGAAGCGCAGAAGCAAATAGCCGAGGAAGAGAAGACGATCGTTCCGGTTTTCGGCGATCGTATAGCTCATATCGTAGCTAATTCTTTGCGCCGCAGTTACGTTCAACATTATAGCCAAGAGGTTAATCACGAAGCGTGGGCTAGGGTTCGTTTGTCTCCCTACCTTGCCACCTATATGCCTATATTGGCTGGCAAGGTTGGGTTGATTCGCGGATATCTTTCGCTTTTCTGCTTGAGTTTGTGGACTTTTGTGTGTTGTCATTGGTTGGCTTTGCTGATCATGGCTGTTTCGGCCTGTTTACCATTAGTTCGTGCTGATGAATTGGTAGTGACAACTAAAGCGAAAGAAGCGTGGGCAGTCACGCTGTCGGGTCTTGTGAGCTTCGTGGTTTGGGCTGTTTTGCGGGCTTACTTCTTCGATATGAAGAATCCCTCGGATTTCAATATTGCGATCTGGGGGAATCTTGTGATCGAAGAAGTGTTGAAAAGTAAGCAGCCCTGGCCTTGGCTTTTCGCCTTTGTCGAAGGTTTGTGTCATCCGCATCATTGGCGCCATTTCTTCTTCCATTTGCTACTATCCTGTTACTTCGATTATCTTTGGACTTTGTGGGTTTGGGGACCATTAACCTGGCTTCCACCCTTGCTGGTGCGTATAATCTTACATAGTTTGGTTATATACGTCAGCGGGGAATTGTTTAGCCTGTGGGAGTACCTCGAATTTGCATGGATCGGTTCTTTTATCAATGGTTTCCATACCCGCTTCGATATAACCGGGTTCGAGCCTTTGACGGCGGAGCAAGTTTTGACTCGTCGGGTCAACTCTCCTCTGTCAGAGACCGGACCGGGGGGTGATCATATGTTTGAAGTGACAGGTCAGTGGAACGAGGACCCGTTTTTCCGGCAGGTGTTGAGATATTTTGTTTTCATCAAAACGAATGTGCCTACGTTTTGTCCAGATACTTCAGTTCATAATCTGAGGGTAGCGGTTGCGTGGCGACTTCTGAAACCTCCACCGTTATCTCCTGTTGTCCAGGCTAATCGCTGGATGTCTGTTGGAGACGTAGTGCCGTTTCGCTACGATGTTATAAACTATCTTGACCCTGAATTAGAGGATGCTTACATCGCCCATGTTTCGTCTACAAATGCGCGTAAGTACCGTCAGGCGATGGAAGGCTATCGTGCTGATCGTCATGCGTTGCATTATGAGATAAGTCTCTTTATGAAAGCGGATGAAGTGTTCTTTAAAGATGACTTTAAGCCACGCACGATAGCCAACGTTCATGTAAGCATTCAATGTGCGGTGGGTCCTAGTTTGCGTGTTGTCGCAGAGCGTATGCACGATGTCTTCTCACTGTCCATTCGTAAAGATCCTTTTCCTCATATGTTGTGGTGGGCGTCTGGGTGTTCGGTGGATGACCTAGATGCCTTTTATGAGGTTGTTAGTCAGCATTTCGATATACCGTGTATAGCGGTTGCTGGGGATGATGCAATTTTCTGTTATGGTGGTCATGTGACGATGACTGATGCCACGTCATATGATCAATCTCAGGGAATTGGTTGTCTCCACTACGAATGGCGGCAGTTGATTCGTTTGGGATTATCGCCTGATCTGGTTGATGTGCTTGAGCGTGTGTCCCGTACCCCGTATAAGATTAAGAGTACACGCTT